CCGCTACTTCTAAACCTACCTGATGACCAAACGGCTTGCGGTGATGATCTGTGTGGGGATTACTTATAATAATTTCAATAGTTTAAGGCGAGAGAGAGTTGGGTGTCAGAACCACTCCCTCCGCCACTTGCACAACGCAAACCCGAGATGAGGTCACTTGTGGGGCCTTTTTTCTTTTTGTTTCAAAGGGGTTTAGCGAGGCCATCCGACTTTCGGAGACTGGCGTTTCCGCCGAAATCGGTCTCTGAACGCCCCGCGTCTCTTTCCATCCGCCCTTCATGGAAAGCGAGACGGATTCAAAAAGTGACGCACTTTCAGTATGTTGGCGAAATCGAACTGCGCCGCAGTTGACGCGGGTTCGTCTGCTCTCGATGCGAACAGAGACACCCGAAGGCGGCGTGGTTGTGCGTAAGCTTGACATGGCAATGAATTCCGGCACAAATTCAAACCGGAGCTGCTCAAGAAACGGCCACACCACCTTCGGGGATGTGAAAGGTAGTATGTAACGGGTCTGATCATGGATTGAACATGAAGAAAATATGAAGATTGCCGTTGGGATAATTGGCTTGGCTCTGTCAATGATCGCGTTATTACAGTCTTGCGCGATAACCGGCCTATCAGGCTTAGCTAATGACCAAGCTGTTGGTGAAGCCGGTGCAATGGGAATGGTAACGGCTTTTCTCATGTTCTTCGGAGGAGCGTTCTCATTTGGTCTCCCAGGAGTTGCGCGTGTACTTTTTGCCCTCGGTTTTTTAGCCTCAATTCCGGCAAGAGAATCTTATCCCGATATGTGGGTTTGGGGGATCGCATCTGCTGGTCTTGGTGGACTGCTTCTTTTCGTTAAATCTACTAAAAAAGATTCCAAGTCCACTGAGCAATAGGTTTGTCCGGCCGGGGTTGGGGGCATTCTTTCGTCTGCTCTACTCTACGATACAAGGAAAAAAGATGGGAAAAATCGTTAATAATATTGTGGCAGCAGTATTGTTGTCTTGTTCGGCCTCTGCGGCATTTTCTGATCCAGCCGGGGACCTGTTGGGGAAAATCTCTGCTTTAGATAAAGTTAAGTTCGAGCAATATAACGGATACTTATTCCTTAGCTGGCTACAATTCGATGAAAACAGTCCTACGTACGTAATTTATATTGGCAATAGAAAGTATTCGACTAAGTTGGATGACGGTCGGGGCACTTCTGAGCGCGCTCGAAAGTGTCGCAAAGAGAATTTGTTCGACGAAAATCCTGCAACGGGTTGCGCTATATCATTTGATGGCCAATATCTTATCGAGGATAATGGTGGATCAATCGAAGTTAAAACCATTATTTGGAACGTTCTATTCAAATAAATCTGGTGTTCTGTGTCTGACACAAAGTGCCCTTGGGGTTGCTTGGACAGAACAGAACCGCCTCGGTTGAGCAATTCCAACAATCTCGCGGCGAGGGAACTTTTTGTTGGGTGTCGAACACTAGGGGAAAGCTTCTTAGCTGGAGCGCTTAAGTGAATATATGGTGGCGCTGCTGCCCCCAAGCCTCCCCCGCCAGAAAACACAGGTCATACAGGCTGACCGCCGACGCCTCGCGCCCGCAGGTCAGCCGCTTCAGCACCTCCGGCGCGAGATAGGCCAGCCGTAACTGGCGGCTGACATGACGCTCGGCCAAACCGACGGCTTCTGCCAGTTCCTGAATTGTGGCGAACTCGCCTGCTTCCATGCGACGACGCCAGCCCCATGCGCGGCCGATGGCACGCAAGACATGCGCATCCTGTGTCTGGTCCTCGCTGGGCTGATAGTTGGCGGGCGGCAGGATCTTGGGCCGCCCATTCTTTTTGCGCACCTTCAAGGGGATCAAGATCCGGATCGTGTCGTCGGGCTTTGTCATTCTGCTGCCTCCACCTTGCGCGGCGCAACCATTTCGCGGACGACCCCGGCAATGCCTTCGCGCCGAATGTCCACCTCGAGCCCGGCGACGGTGACGGTGACGCGTCGGACGAGAAGCTGGATGATCCGCGCTTGTTCGGCCGGGAACAGGCGTGCCCAAAGCGCGCTGAACTCATGCAGCGCTGCGATGACGTCAGCTTCTGAAACTGCACCCTGTTCTTTCTTCAGGGCCGCGATCACCTGCGACACGACCTCTGGCGTCTGGAGAATGCGGCGGACCTCGGTCACGACAGCATCCTCGGCCATTCCAGCCGCCAGCCGCATCGGGGCGGTCTCTTCGCCGGTTTCGCGATTCCGGATCACATCCATGGAAACGTAGTATCGATAGAGCTTCGCCCCCTTCTTCGTGCTGGTGGGCGTCATGGCGGCTCCGTTCTCGCTGAAGATCAGACCTTTCAGGAGAGCGGGGGTTCGCGATCGGCTGTTATTGGCCCGTTTGCGGGGGCTTTCCTGCAGGATGGCATGCACGCGATCCCAGAGGTCCGCATCTATGATCGCGTCTTGCTCTCCGGGGTAGGACTTCCCCTTGTGCAGGGCCTCGCCGCGATACACGCGGTTGTTCAGCAGCCGATACAGATAGCCTTTGTCGATCAGCGTGCCTTGCTTGTTGCGGAAGCCCTCTTGGCGCAATTCCCGCGCCAGCACAGTGGCGGAACCCAACTCGATGAACCGCTGGAAGATCCGCCGCACTTTGGCGGCTTCGGCCTCGTTCACCACCAGCTTGCGATCCTGCACATCATAGCCGAGGGGCACATACCCCCCCATCCAGATGCCGCGCTTGCGCGAAGCTGCGACCTTGTCGCGGATGCGTTCACCGATGACCTCGCGCTCGAACTGGGCGAAAGACAGCAGGATATTCAGTGTCAGCCGTCCCATCGATGTGGTCGTATTGAAAGACTGCGTCACCGAGACGAAGGTCACGCCGTTGCGGTCGAAGACCTCGACCAGCTTGGAAAAATCCATCAGCGAGCGCGACAGTCGGTCGATCTTGTAGACCACCACGACATCAATCAGCCCATCGTCGATGTCGGCCAGCAACTGCTTCAGGCCGGGCCGGTCCAGATTGCCCCCCGAGAAGCCGCCATCGTCGTAACGTTCGCGCGTGGCGACCCAACCCTCGGACTTCTGGCTGGCGATATATGCCTCGCAAGCCTCACGCTGTGCGTCGAGGCTGTTGAATTCCATGTCGAGCCCTTCCTCGCTCGACTTGCGGGTGTAGATGGCACAGCGTATGCGGCGGTTCGGGCGGGTGTCCATCTGCATCATGCCTCCTCCCGCTTGCGCTCGCGCAGGCCAAAGAAGCGGTACCCGTTCCAGCGGGTGCCGGTGATGGCGCGGGCAACAGCCGAGAGCGATTTGTAGCGCTGCCCGCCCCAATCGAAGCCGTCCTTCAGCACGGTCACGGTGTGCGCGACGCCATCCCATTCGCGGATGAGCTTGGTGCCCGCCACCGGATTGCGGGGGTCGGCGATCTGATGCTTGCGCCGAGAGTGCCCTTCGACCTCGTCGGCCAGAAGATCCAGCATGCGGCGGGTCTCGCGGTCTGGTCCGCCGTAGGTCAGCTCCTGCAGACGATAGGCAATCCGCAGTTCGAGAAACGCGCGACTGTTGTTCGGCGCCGAGGTGCCGATGAGCTTTTCCCATTCGACTTTCAGCTCCTTGACCGACATCGCCTTCAGGGCGGCCAGGCGCGATAGCACCGTCCGGTCCAGGCTTGTAGCATGACCTGGCTGGGCAGGCGTTATCCTATTGTGATGCTTCATGAATTCCTCCGATGCGGATGCGTTTTGCACGACGACCACCGCTCTTTCGGGGCGAGAAGTCCACGAAACTGTCTCCGTTCTTGGCAGATAAACCGCTGGACTTCGTGGCGTTCAGCCGAACCACGCCTGCGGCCAGGATGCGCCCGATCTCGGCAAGACGTGCGTCGGCTGACATGCGATCAGGGCATAGGGGATTGGGCCCCGAAACCGGGGTTTCGAATTCATCAAGCATGGGAGCGCCTTTCGGGTTGGTAAACCCTCTTGGGCCCCGGCGGCACCCAATAATCAAGCCGAAACAATCGGTTGGTGAAGGTCTGCGGTGTCTAGAGTATGTGTTAGGGTTTGCGGCTTGGCGCAATCAATGACGTGTGGCGGGTTTCACCAGTGGATCAGTCTCGAGTTTGAGTGCGGCTTTCCAAAGCGGCGTTTTGGTGAAAACGCTGCGCTCGGTGCTTTGAACCCCTTTGACGCGGTCCATGTGAAGCAAGCCAACCCAACAAAGCGGCCGAAGTATGTTGAGGTACAAGCTGCCAAGCACGTCATCGTAGCGGGGTAACGGGCTGTGGTCGGGTGGGCCGTAAAGGGTTTGGCGCAGATCTGCGCCTGTAATGCCGTCCTCGGCCTCGACATTCAGAATGTTCAAAAACATGTCCCAGTTGCCAAGAAGAGGCCCATCGCTGAAACGCGTGTATCCGGTGTGGTTCACCTCAAAGAGATAAAATGGTGTAATGATCCCGAATAGCTGCCCTGGATGCCGGCTGACTTCGGTACCTGCCTTGGTCAGTTTGAACTGCCCTTTGTAATGCCGCCCCATTTTGAGAGTCTTCAGTAAGAAGTGAATGTCACCGAGTGGCATGAAGTCTTTCTCGTTCAAGACTTTGTTAACCGCGAAGAGATCTGCTTCGGTATGGCCTGGCCAGTCGAACTCTCGTGCTGCCCAATGCACGAAATTGCGCTTGAAGCCCTTTGAGGCCGTCAGGCCAATGCCACCGTGTTCGGCAACATAGGCGAAGGTCTTGAGGAAGCCTCTCAGCAACGGCGAATAGCTAAGGGATGGCTCATCGTCTGCAAGGGAACGGCACTCGATCACCTCAAATCTCCCGTGCAAACCAACGAATGCGCCCGACGATGACGATTTCATCTGCCGTGCGCTCATACTCCGGATAATGCTTGTTGTCCGAGATCACGCGGACGGCGGGCGGATCGCTGTTCGGGACATGCTGTAAGCGTTTCGCCACTAAGCCCATGCCATCATCCAGAACGAAGATGCCCGGTGGGTTTGGGGCCTTACGATCCATGTCCACAAGTACGGTGTCACCATCGAAGAGCGTTGGTTCCATGCTGTCGCCCTCGACCTTCATGATGCGCAATTGGGAGGGCGCAGCTTTCAAGCCGTGTTTGATCCAGGACTTCCGGAAGTGATAGGCGCGACCTGGCTCTTCTTGGTCTTCGAGGACGACTGAACCTCCGCCCATTGAGGGGCGCACGGGAGCTTGCGCGATCGGCACAAAGGTTTCGTCAGGGTTCTCCAAGAAAGGGGGTGGCCCCTCAACTTCACCGATGCCGTGGATGAGCCAATCCACCTCGACCTTGAGAACACGCGCGACCTCCATCAATCGGTCTAACCCAGGCCGAGAGGAGCGGCCTCTCAGGATGTCGTAGACGAAGGAGCGATTGACCCCGGCCATCTCGGCAACATGCGCGGGGCTGAGCCCAAGCTGGTCCGCACGCGCCTGCAGTCGGTCGGCCAAACTATGATGCGAGGTCATCTTATCCCCATCCGGTTGTGGATATAATAGGATAAGACATGATTGCTATGGGATCGTCAAGACGATAGAACAATAATTGAATATGCGGGGTGAGAGTCGGAGGCAGTCATGCGGATTGAGAAGGAGTACTATTCGCTGTCAGAGATCCTTCGGCGCTGGTCGATTGAGGAAGACGATCTGATCTACCTCGCAGAAAATAACCAAGTCCGTCTATCCATTCGGGTCTTCAATCAACTCCTGGAGTTTGGCGACTATGACGCTGACATCAATGGGGCGCGGTTTCGGGTGCCCTATGAGGAGAGGGTGTTCAGCGGCTTGCTCGATCTGCACGCTTGCGACGTCTTTCACCTCTTTCGCTGCGGTGAAGCCCATCTGAATGAGTTCCGCCATGATCGATGCGGTTACGCTGCGTTTCCGGAAACACATGCACCACAATACGTTGTTATTGGGGATCTTTTGATGCGCCGCCATGAGCGCGATCGCTATGAAATCAAAGCAGGATTTCACAGAGGCGATGGGCAAACTCCAGAGCAAGGGTTCATCTACACCGTCGGCTACCGTGAAGTGCGCAGCCGCGGTTTTTGCTTTCAACTTGGTGCCATCCAGGCCGAGGTCGTGCGCGTGCTCCATGCTGCGGCCGAAGCGGGCCAGCCTTGGCAGAACGGAAAGGCCCTTCTGACGGCTGCGGGATCGCGCAGCCTGAAGATGGTCGATGTCTTCAAGTCAAAACCCGAGTGGCGTGAATTGATTCAATCTGACGGGCGCGGGAACTACCGTTTGCGCTTCGATTAAGAACGACGCACCCGCGCGCGCCGTGGGATGGGTGTGGGATCTGCTGGGGGATGGGTGCCGGATGCCCATCCCCCAGTGCGTTTCAGGGGGTTGATATTCTTCAAAGTCTTCATCCGGCACCGCATCCCACTGCGATCCCGACGACATCCCACACCGGCGTTTCGCATTGTCTCCTGGCAACCAAGACAGGAGACAACGATGCAGACAAAACTCTGCCTCACCCAAAAGGAGTTGGCCCGACGTTGGGCGATCTCTCATCGCACCCTTGAGCGCTGGCGTTGGACCGGGGAAGGCCCCGATTATCTCAAACTCGGCGGGCGGGTCATCTACCGGCTCGAGGACATCATGGCCTTTGAAGCTGCGGCTCTGCGCCGAGGCGATGCCTCCCAAAGCGCACAGGTGTCGTGATGGCGTCGCAGATCCGCGATGACATTGGCTTTTATGCTTGGGTCTCGCTCGCAGATGCGGGTGCAAGTGTCAGCTATCACCGTGGGTTCTTGGCCGTGGATACCGGCTCGCTCCTGTCGCGCCTGACACCCTCTCAGCAGGCCACGCTGCGCAGTATCGCGGATGCCGCCTGGCGCGCCTCCGAGCAAAAGCTGGTGCACCTCGTCCAGGAACGCCTTGGCCCGGATCTCTTCGAATACCGCGCCATCGCCCGCCCGAGATCGCCCTCAACCCCCATCCCCGAACGGCTGATCGCAGCCCACTGATCCCTTTTGAAAGGAGCCCCTATGGCTTTCCCCGAAAACATCCCGAGCGTGGATGACATGCTCAACATGCCGGTGACCGAGCTGGCACTCATGCCGCCTGCATTGCTTGCTGCGGTGCAAGCAGAAATCGATGCCGCATCGGAGCGAATGAAGGCGGTCGTGCAACGGTTCGAATTGGCGCTGGAAGTACGCTATGCCGCCCGAGCCTCAGAGTGCCGCCGCGAAGACGGCAAGGATACGGGCAAGACGCGTTTCGATGATAGCGGCGTCACCGTCATCGCCGAACTGCCCAAGCGCATCGATTGGGACCAGGCCAAACTCGCCCAGATCGCTGCAAACATCGCATCCGCTGGCGAAGACCCGGCCGAATTCATCGATACGAAGCTGTCGGTCTCCGAGCGTAAATACGGTGCCCTGCCGGAAAGCTGGCGCAAGGGGTTCGAGCCCGCGCGCACTGTCCGCACCGGTAAGCCGAAGTTCCGTTTCGTTTTGAACGGAGGTGCGTTGTGACGGCACTTCTTCCCATTCCCCAGGGCGACCCGAGCCTTCCCGGTTTGATTGATCGTGCCGCGACCATGCTTTCGAATGCGAAGACCTCGGCGGAAGTCCTCGAAGCCCGTGAGGCCGCAGGGCTTGCCTACGATGTCGCAAAGCGTGCCGCGCGCCTCAGTCGGGCCAAGTCCGCGCATGATGATCTGATTGCGGCGGCCCATCGCGCCCAGGCTGATGCGTTGGAAATCGAAGCCGCTGCCAAACGCCGCCTCGCCGATGAATATGACATGGCACAGGCCCAAGGTGAGGTCGGCAAGAGCGGGGTGCGAACGGACCTCGTTTCGCAGGGGAACGAGGTCGTTCCTTCCGCCGCAGACATCGGCCTTTCGCGCAAAGCCATTCACGATGCGCGACTGATCCGCGACGCGGAAGAGGCTGACCCGGGCATCGTACGCCGAACCCTCGACGAGAAACTCGAGCGTGGTGAGGAGCCAAACCGGGCGGCGTTGCGCAAGATGGTGGTCGATGCCGCCATGCGCGGCATGCGCCCTGAGCGCAAACCAAGTCGCCGGAACCCGCTTTATGTCCCGCCGACACCCCAACAGGCCGCCTGGCAGCATGTCACCGGCACGTTCCGTGCCTTCGCTGAATGGGCGACGGACGAGAACTTGGCTCTTGCCCGAGCGGGGATGCGCGAGGCCCGCGACAGCCAGTTTCACCATCTCGACGTCGCCGCCATCGCGGCCGGGTCGAAAGCTTTCACCAACATCAAGGAGTGGTTCGATGCTTGACAGCCAGTCAGCAGCCTTTGCCGAACGCGTCTGGGAGGTGGCCTCTCAGCTCGGCAACAATGCCCCGAAAATAGCCGACGACATCATGGGCGAAGCCTTTCCGTTGACCTGTTCGCAGGCAAGGGCGGAAGGCGCGATGCGTATGCTGCGCATCGGGATCATTTCCGAGGTGAAGCGGATCCTGCGCAACCGCCACGACGGGCTGACCCAGACGGATTTCGCCGACCGCTGCGATGCGTTTGCGCCCCTCGTCAGCGACCTGCGATCGAAGTCCTACTTCGTCGAAAGCGCTCAGGAATACGTCGTGGTCCCGGGCCTGATCGCTGAACCCGATCTCCTCGACGATGCGCGACGCTTCATGCGGCGCAAGGGGCTTGAATGTCTTGCGGAAGCCGACCGGCTTGATGCGCTCTACGCGGCTGTCACCGGCGAAGTCGCGCCCGTCCTGGCGACGATTTCCAAACCCAACCCTGACATAGGAGAGTTCTAATGGCGATTTCACTCGCTTCCCTGCGCACGACCTCCGCGCTGACGCCACCGCGCATCTTGATCCACGGTGTGGCGGGGGTTGGCAAATCCACCTTCGCGGCCGCTGCGGATCGGCCTGTGTTCATCATGACCGAGGACGGGCTCGGCAAACTGCAGGTCCCACATTTTCCGCTGGCGACAAGCTATGCCGAGGTTGCTGAAGCGCTTGATGCGCTCCTGACCGAGGACCATGATTTTGGCACTGTGGTGATCGACAGCGTCGATTGGCTGGAGCCGCTGATCTGGGCGGAGGCCTGCCAGCGCAATAAATGGGCGTCCATCGAGGCGCCGGGGTTTGGCAAGGGCTATGCCGAGGCTCTGACCATTTGGCGTGAATACCTCGATAAGCTGAACGCGCTGCGCGACCGGAAGGGCATGGTGGTCATCCAGATCGCCCATACCGACATCAAGCGCTTCGACAGCCCCGAGCATGAGCCTTACGATCGGTATGTGATCAAGCTGCAGACCCGCGCCTCTGCGCTTCTGCAGGAGCATTCAGATGTGGTCCTGTTTGCCAACTACCAGATCTCGGTCGCCAAATCCGATGTCGGCTTCAACAAGAAGGTGACCCGGGCGCTCGGGTCTGGTGCGCGCGTCATGCACACCGAGGAGCGTCCCGCCTTCCTCGCCAAGAACCGTTACGGCTTGCCGGACACCCTGCCGCTTTTGTGGTCGGAGTTCCTCGCAGCCATGCCCCAATCCCAATGATTGCCTTGAAAGGATACGACCATGGCACGTTTTGATACGTCCTTTGACGCCACAAGCGTTGAACCCACCACCCCCTATGAGCTGCTGCCTGCAGGTAAATACCGCGCTCAAATCGTCGAGAGCGAAATGCGTGTGACCCGCAACGGTATGGGCCAGTTTCTCTGGTTGATGCTGGATATTTTGGACGGCCAGCATAAAGGCCGGAAGATCTTTGATCAGCTGAACCTCGTGAACCCGAACCCCACCACGGTCGAGATCGCACAGCGGACGCTGTCGGCAATCTGCCATGCGACGGGCCGGATGCATGTGAGCGACAGCGAGGAGCTGCACCTGATCCCGATGACGATCCAGGTGAAGGTCAAGCCGCCGAAGAACGGCTACGGCGAGAGCAACGCGATTGCTTATCTGCCGCCTGAAGGTGCGGGTATCAAGGCCGCTGCGGCAAAGCCTGCTGCAACCCCTTCAGCACCGACCCCGACGCAGGCCGCTTCCGCACCGCCCAAGATGGCCTCTGCGCCCTGGAACAAGAAGGGCTGATCAATCGCGCTGCTCCGCATCCCTGACTGACGGGGCAGCGTCCAACCCCATCTAAGGATATTCCCATGACTGACCTGCATAACGCGGCCCCTCGGGCCGCGATCAGCCCCGGCTTGCCTGATGACCAGCGCCGGTTGATCGAACTCGACGACGATATTGCCAAGATCCGCACGCAGATTGCGACTGCTGATCTGGCACGCCAACGGGGGCAAAAGCCCATCGACCCTGATTGGTTCCACCGGGCACGGACCGCGCTGCGCCACCTGTGCCGTGAACGGGCAGAATTGCTTGCCAAAGGCACCGGCCGTCGTCGCCGTGAAAAGTTGAAAGACGCTCTGATCGGCGTCCTGCGCGAGCGCCATGACCCTGACACTTGGAGCGGGATTCTGGCCGAGGCCCAAGCCCGCAGCGAACGGGAGGGCTTGTGATGGCTGATCTTCCCGCACCACCCACGCCAACGCTGACGGCGATCTACGCCGATTATGAGGCCCGCCAAGGCGATGGCTTCCGTGACCATCTCGGTGCATCCATCATCGGTAAATCTTGCGCTCGCGCGCTCTGGTATGATTTCCGCTGGGTGACGCCGTCACGCTTTTCCGGCCGCCTGCTGCGTCTGTTTGAGACCGGCCAGCTGGAAG